CTACCTTTTTCTCCTTTTTCTCCTTGCACTCCCTGAAATCCTTGATTTCCCGTATCTCCTTTTTCTCCTTGATAGCCTTGATAACCCCGTACTCCTTGACTACCTTTTTCTCCTTGATAGCCTTGTGCGCCTTGCGCACCTTGCGCTCCCTGTGTTCCTGTATTTCCTTGAAAACCTTGAAATCCTTGGTCTCCCTGAAACCCTTGTGCGCCTTGCGCTCCGTCTTCCGGCATGAAATCCAAAAGGGAATGATAACCTCTATTTCCGTTGTCATCCGTTCCATAATATTTCAACGCTGCCGGTGTACTTTCGTCATTAACAAGCGTAATCGGGTCTATCGCTCTACCCTCTCCACGAACACTCATATCCGTTTTAGCGGAAGGTAATTCAATCATACGAGCATCAATTTCAACTTTAAACCCTTTTGTAGTAACGTACCCTACACATTGTTCAATATCACCTAATTCTAATTGTGCGGATTTTAATAACCCTCCTTCATCTTCCGGTGATAAAAAGTAATACTCACCTATTTCAAATTCATAAAAATCATCTAAATGTTTATACAATTCAGAATCACTACGAATATAATCATCTGAAATAAATTTGAATTTATCATCGTTTAAAACTTCCGAAACAATACCGATAGCTTTTGCATTTTCTGGTGTATCAGCTAAAGCGGGCACATAACCGCCTAAATCAGCTTCTCCGTTTTTCATAACAGGTAATTCTGGGTCATACCGCACCACCATTCCTACTTCTAATGTATGTGCTTCTTGTTCTATTCCGTCAAAAACCAAAGGGTCTTCATCTGTTGCTATGGCTACTGCACTTTTTAACGGTTCACGTTCAAAATCTTCATAATCGGCATCACCCGTCAATATTTCAATCAGTCCAACAGAAACAATACCGTTTCTATAATCTCTGTTATACTGACTGATAAAATAATACTTATCTTCAATTTTCAAAATATGATTGAATTGAATAACGTGGTTTCTGTCAATTATATTTGTTCGTAAATAGTTTTTATATGCTTTACGATTATTTACAATATTTTTAGAATAAACATAAATGATAGATTTACCCTCTGACTTATTATATGTATTCCATGATTTTGTGGTTCCGTCATCGTATCCGTAAAAAAAGTTTACAAGCATGGTGTGGTTGTATTCGGATTCACCCTCTTCCCACGGTTTAGCTCTTATTGCATCACTGAAAAATAAATCAGCTTCAAACTTTTCATAACCTTTTGTCTGGGTAAGTGTCCATTTTTGCTCGTCCGGTATAACACTCGGACGGGGTTCAGATGTTGTTCTTCTTCTGTCAGTTGATGAACCTGCCACAGTACCGGTAACTTCATTTCTGGTTGAAGTGGAAGCTGGGCGACCACCCGTAGTTGTTCGTCTTCCGGTGTCAGAGCTTGATATGTTGTCTGCATATTTCGTAGTAGGGTTTATGAATAATTGTGGAGTTTTGAGTGCTAAAATTAAATTTCGGTAATGACCGTCTTTTGCTATAATAGTTATTCTGATATTGTAATTACCCGTTTCCGTTACCTGTAAATTATCTTCTTGTGTAACATATAAAGTAACAGTTTCCCCTATTTTCTTTTTGTTTATTTCAGAATACAATGGAACACTCCACTCTCCGTTTGGACGTTGTATTTCAAATTTGAAAAACACACCTGCATACTTATAAAGAGAATCTCTTCTTTCTACTCTTAACAATTCGTACTCCATTTGAAATAAAATATAATCCGTTGTACTGACCTGTGTTAACGGTATATTTTCAATAAGTAAATAAGGTGGTGCAGAACTATTGGAACTTTGTGCATTTCGCAATACGTGAATAATACTTTTATTAGGATTATTCGGGTCGCCCCCGGGGTCAATCACACTTCCGTCAAAATCATTTATAATCCATTTCGTCCAATCACTTATATCAATCTCTTTACTGACTTCCGTATTTTTTTGAATAATTGAGGCACTCCGTAATGGATGTATTTTTTGCTGCTCAATATAAGGTTCATATAAATAATCGGTTATATCTAACACCGTATTTGAAGCAGTTCTGCTTTTTACATTTGTACTGCCCCAAGTGTACTCATGTATATAACTTTCTAATTCGTGCGGATTTGAAATAACGTATTTACCGTTTACTTGTTTCAAAATAGCGTTAAAAGGCTGCAAAATACGGTATATAACGTCATAACATGACTTAACCCTGTTTTCGGTCAACTCACCCTCTATAAACGCTCTTGTGTCAATTTTTAGCTGACTTAACACACACTGTGTAGCACTCATGTAAGTTGTTTCGTATGTATTGAGCTGCACTAAAAAATCAAAATTCATTACATTTTTACTGATTGGTGCAAGTGCCATGTAAAGCACTTCAATCAATGTGTATCTTCCGACAATCAAATCATCATTTTCATCTCTAAAATCGAACCCCTGCAAATCGTTTAATCCGTCATTTGCGGGCATACTGATTTCAATATAAGGCGGATTTTTTTCATATCTTTTTGTCAGGTTTTCCGGTTTTACATACCCTCTGAAAATAAGGTTATTTGCACCGTCTTTATAATCTACTACATAATCCTGATACTGACTTTCAAAAATATAATCAATTTTATCCACATCCTCACGTGGCATGTAAAAATTCAATTCAACCTGCATGCCCTGAATAACAGTAGTTTCCATTGAGTTTTTATCACTTCCGCCATGTGATAAGGTTACCGGGGAATCACCGTCAAAATGATTAATTTCATATACAGGGTCTGATTTACCCGGACGATATATTTCAATAACAAATTTATTTTCGTTAATGTCGTAAAAATGTGATATGAATTTTATTCCGCTCATTTTAATATGTGTTTCGTTGTTTTCTATCAATTTCTGATACAATATAATGTATATCAGAACCTTTTACTTTACCGTGTACGGTTATATCTATTTTTTGTTTACCTGCACTTAATTCTGGTAATTTATGCGGGGGCACAACCATCTCTCCGCTTGTAAGCATAGCAGGGTAACTGTCATTCGGGAAACCTTGTGGAACAATACCACCTTCCGCCATTTTTGCAGCATTTTGTCTTGCTTTGGAAGCCATGGTTAAAGCTCCGAGTATTATGGCTAAAAATGCAGGTATCGCAACAAGCATTGCCGGACCGAGTTTTGCGCCTTCCTCCACACCTTTTGCAACAGCGTTAGCAGCACTTGCACCTGCTTCTGCATTGCTTGCAGCAGCGTTTACGGCACTTGCAGCAGCTTCTTTGAGTTTAGCATCAGCAGATTCTTTCGTGACTTTAGCTACGAGCTTTTTAATGCTTATCAATGTAAGTTCTTTAAGTATAGCTTTCATTATGCTTTCTGTAAATCTTGTAAGTGTTTTTGCAAGATTGTCATAAGCTCCCTCAACCCCCATAGCTATTTCGCCTAAATTCCACAATACGTCAGAACCAAGTTCCGCTGCTTTGTTTTGTAATTCTAATTCCAATTTTAAATTACGAACAGCCGCACTTGCCTTTTCAATAGCTTCTTTCCACTGCTCAACCCCTGTGGCATCTAATTCACCTATGTCCATTCGCAATAATCTGCTAAGCGAATTTTGATACACTCTTAACTGCTCTTCTGTGCTATTAAAATTAGTGCCTAATAATTCCGCTTTAGTAGCAGTCATTTCTAAATTTCGTTGCAATTCTGCTAATGAATCATTAAAATCTTCCTCAATTTTTATCGTTTCTAATAACTTGGATATGTTTTTAAATTGAGCAGTAAAAGTCAAACCACGTTCCTCTAATTCTTTTAATGCCTTTTCTAAATCTTCCAAACTTGCCACAGAACCAGTAATTCGTACTAAATCAGGAAACATTTGTTCCATTTTGTAATTACTTAATACTCTTTGTGCTTTTTCTAAGGCTTCTATATTTTTATTTTGTTCACCATACTGTTTTTTGTATATATCCGTTAACTGTTTTTCCTCATCTGTTAATCTTTTAACTGCATCAGCTGCTAATTGAATTATTTCATACCTTGTTTTAAGGTTTTCATATTTTGTTTTTGCATCTAACACACGTGTATCCAATTCAGCGCCCTCTATGGCACTTGCTTTATTTAAAAGGTTTTCATAAATTTTTATTTGTTCATTTAAGAGGTCAAAAGATTCACCAAATAAAATAACTTTACGATTAGCCGTATCTAAATCAGCAGCTAATGTTGTAAATAGTTCATCTAATTTTCCAGCAGCAGAAGCTGTGTACTCCTCAAAATCAAACAATGTAGGAAGCATAGCCTCCATAATTGTTTTGAGTGCCATCATTTGTGCATATACAACTTTTAAATCCTCTGATTTTGTCCAGATTTCAAATGTTGTCTCAGTATCTCCTTTTTGTAATGCAATATCCATTAATTCAACCAGCATATCTCGGTATTCATCCATTGCACTTATTTGTGCATTAATATCATCCAACACTGCTTTTCCAAATGCCCTGTCATTCTTTTCAGCTTCTTTTACTTTTTCGGATAAGAAATCATATTGTTTTATAAAATCAGATACAGCATACTTTGATTCCATTATCATTTTTAAATACGATTCACGCAACGTTTCGTATATATTCTTTGTTTTTTCACTTTTTCTATTTATTGCATCCAATTCATCTTGTGCTTGTCTTGCCGTTGATTTAAAAATATTATACCCTGTAAGTGCTTGTACTATCCCCATTTCATACGCCTTCTCCCAAAATGTGGGTGTCATATGTGCACCGGAAGCTAAATCCTCAATCCTTTTTCGTTCAAGTTCCATAAGAGCAGCTGATGCAGCTTGTGCTTTCCCTTTTCTATCTAATGAAGCTACATAATCATCAATAAGTTTTTTACCCTCGGCAGTTTTTACATTTTCTTCTGTGAGATTTCGTAAATATACAGGCGATAGATTATTCAATCGAACAACAGCTTGTGCCCGCATTTCTTTTAATGAATGTTCACTTTGAGCAGTGGATACTAATTTATTTATAGTTACCGCCTCTTTTTCATAAATACGGACAGCCTCCTCATTCACTTTATTCAATTCCTTTTGTACTGCTTTTTCTTCTTTTTTTCTCTTTATTAATCCCACCAATGCTGTGCCTAAAAGAGCTAAAATAACAACGTATCCAGAAATCATGGCGAATCGACCGGCGGCGAATGCTGCATTTTTCCCAAGAGATAATAGTGAACGGCTCATTCGTTGTGTAACTGTACCAGCAACTGCTGCGGATTTGGTGTAATTTTTAATTGCTACGTCCAACAATAACAACTCTTTTAAAGATTTACCCAGCCACAAGTACAAGGATGTGAAAACGGGCACGATGGACGACTTTAATACGTTCAATAAAATAATTACAGGACCGATAGCTGTTGCTAATAAACCAATTTGTACAATAGTTTTTTGTTGCGTTGAAGTAAGACTGTTAAAACTGGTTATTAAACCCCTAATATGGTCCACTATTGATTTTAAAGTAGGCAATAATGTACGTGTAACAGCTTCACCGATTTCAACCAGCAAAACTTGACCTTCACGTATAGCCTGATTTAATTGAAATTTCCATGTGTTAGATATTGTAGAAAAAGCGTGGTTTAATGCTCCTGTTGAATTCGTAATGGCTTCTTGTGATTTTATATTTTCATCTAAATTTTCACCTAAAATATCCAAAATACCGGACAATGCACGAATATTAGGGAAAATGGATGCTACTGTATCTATTCCATATTCTTTTGTGAGGTCGTTAAGTTTCATTAATGCAGGAAGTAATCCCTGCGTACTTATAATATGTCGTAATTCCTCGAAACTTGTACCAATTCCTTTAATTGCTTTTCTTGATTGTTCAGCAGGTTTCACAATTTTGGCTAAAATTTGTCTTGTTTGCATCGCTGCTGTGGACGCTTTCGTACCTGTTCGTGTCATTGCAGCCATTGCTCCCCCGACTTGGTCAAAAGTTACACCTAATTTAGATGCAATAGGCAATACAATACCCATAGATTGTGCAAGTGATGATGCCTCTGCTTTACCCTCTTTTACAGAAGCAACGAGAATATCAGCCGCCCGTGCCGCACTAAGATTTTCTTTACCATAAGCATTCATTGCCGAAACCAACAAATCAGCTACTTGTGAAGTTTCTCCTAAACCAGCAGCAGCCGCTTTTGCGGCAACTGTCATTACTTCCATTGTTTCAGCCCCACGAATACCACCAGTAGTAACATAGTACAGTGCTTCGGACAACTCTTTAGGGGATTTACCCACTGCCCCGGCTAAATCCTTTAGCTCATCCGCCCACATGCTGGTTTGGTCTGCCGCAATCCCTACCAAACCTGTTACTTTAGCTACGTTGTGTTCAAAATCGGAAAAAGTTTTTGCAGCAGCTCCTCCAATAATAGATAAAGGAAATGTGAGAAATTGTGTTGTAACTCTGCCTAAAGATAACAGTGCTTCTTCCATTGACCCGGCGGAAGATATGATGCTCCTTTCTGCACGTTTCACGTCCCTGATAGCCTTATTTATACCGGAAGTTGTTACACCTAAAAATATGGTTAGTGTTCCTACATTCATTTTTTTAACCTTTTATTTTTCACATTATCCGCATCACCTACTCTTTTATTTTGTGCTTCTGCAAACTGTAACAAATAATTTTTCATCTCTTCAACAGATTGTCGTTTTTCTTTATCCTTTTGTGTCAATGTTTTACCCTCCTCCCAATCTATTAAAAAATCTTTGGAATCCAATAATTCAGAGCCTTCTTTGAAATATGCCCGAATCAATAAGTTACCAATGGTAGATACAGCCTGACTATTTCTCACATCATCTTTCCAATCTGGAGCGGGCTCCAATCGGTAGAACGCTTCCCATTCTGCAATTTCACTTGCAGATAGTTGTTCCAATAATATTTTAGGATGTACAATTCCTAAATCTCGGCAGAGCCTGAATTGGAACTTTTTTCCAGGTCTGCTTTTGAGTTTTTTAAGATTTCTTCTTTGTCATCTTCGGTAATGGCATTCAACCTTTGGGCAACAATAATAATTCTATCCAAATTGGATGCACTTATCACGTTGTTTAATGTTTTCACATCCGTTGGTTTGAAAATCAAATTCCCATCAGCATCACACACCGTTACTACGGCAAGTTTCGCACGAAATCCCTCAATATCAACTTCATATTCCACAGGTTTTAGTTTATTCCCTGATGGTTTTTCTTTCACCATTGATTTCTCCCACACATCTTTTTCATATCCTGTCATTTCACGAACATACACGTAACCACCAGATAACTGTACTTTTTCCTTTTTCAGGTCAGCCTTTTGTAATAAGGCTTCACGATTTAAAAACAAATTCTCTTTCATTTTGATTAAAATTTAAGTGTATAATAAAAAATGCTTGATTAGCTTAAAACATTATTAAGTAGTAGGTCCTTCCCCACTGTTTACTTCAACCTTACCCACTACTTTAATAGTAACATTAGCCGTTACTCTATCGTCTGCCGGAATTTCCAACGGTAATTCAGTAACCAAACCTTCAAACTCAAAACTTGTTGAATCTTCATCTGGCAAAACAATTTCATAAAATTGAGAATCTTTGTCCTCAAAATCAGTTTTCATAATACCATAAGTATAACTGGTAAAATTCATGTTTAACGTTACGGTACCACCATCACGGAATCCCGCAATAAATTCACGGTATCCACCAATTGAATCCAAAGATGTTACGTCGATGAATTCTCGGGTCATTGTAGGTCCTGAAATAGATATAACTTCTGCAATTACTTCCCAATCTCCTGAACTTGTCGGATTAGAACTGTCCCATCGCAGAAATTTAGTTCCAAGTCCACTAAAAGCATTACTCATAATTATTTCTCCTTTTTAAATTAAATTAATTAACTACATTCACATAATCTACGTTGGATGTTAAAATTAACCACAAAACGAACACGGTTATTTTTGTCCCAATCTAAGAACGCAATTTCTGTGAAACAATAAATCACACTATAATAGGTTCCATTCCATGTTTCATGTGCCCGGGCATGCAATGAATCCTTTATACTATTAATAACAGACCATCCTATTTCATACGACGTGTTTCGTACACGTATTTGAATAGATGGTCTTTCATATATTTCATATCTGTTTAAATTAAGGTCAGGATTATATCCTCCTGTATCGTAAATAGTTACCGTATTATTTGGCATATCTGGTTCACGACCAATAAATAAATTATCCCCGAACTCAAGCCCTAAAGCACTATCTGCTTCCAGCATATCTTTTATATCTATACTTGTTGGATTCATTATTTTGCTGTTATTGCTTTTACTTTTGCTATTACTATATTCACTATATTATCCGCATTTCTGCGTAATCCTTTTTCCAGAAATTTAGGACCTGACCCCGGTGTAGTCCATTTAATTTTTTTACCGTAAGCTTCATCTGTCATTTCATGTACGTACACGGCATACGAATGACCATTTTCATCAACAGCATCAAATCCCGCTTCAACACTAAAAACGTACCCTTTCTTCTCTTTAGGATATGCCGACCACGACGTGCGTAATGCTCCGGTATCTAATGGAATTGTAGGCATAACTGTTTTCATATCCCTATCCAAAAGGTGCATTCCCTCAAGTAACCCCTCACTTGCAGCTACGGCAACCGCCCCTAACGTAATCGCTGTATCTGCCACCATACTCTTAGCAATCCCATATGCCAATGCACTATTAATAGCCGCTACTTCATTAGATGTAGGTTGTAATCGGGCTCTAATTCGACCCCGGAGCACACGTCCATCCGACCCCCCATATTTTTTAGTCATCCAAGGAATTTTCGTACCCGGGATATACACAATATTTTTATTTTTACGCCATATTGCCATAATTAACTCACATAAAACTTCCTACGCAAATATACTTTTCGTACAAATTCAGTGGTGGATTTAATCATCGGAATTTTGCTTATACTAATAATTGGTTTAGCACCACTTACTAACATTGGATTTTCTTGTTCATCGTCCGTTAAATCCTCCAATAATCCTAAATACAAATACCCGTTATATTCCAAATCAATGGTAACTAATACCTCCGTATCACTTGTAACTTCCTGTCCGTCCATAGTTGCAACAATTTGTGTTTTGTCCTCCCATCGCACAGGAATTTCTATGGGTTCAGCAAAAGTAAATCCACCAAAACCATCATTCGTTGGTGAACCCCAATAAACAGCGGTTTGAACACAAACTTTTTGTATAAATTTCTCTATTCCCATACCAATTATTATAACAATAGACTATCATCAAAACTCACCACTGCTTTTGATGCAGCTGTTCGTTTACCATCACTCAATGCTTGTAAAGTGTTACTGGTATCCAAATTAATTGCCATTTGTCCATAGGATGTAGATGCTAACCCCATACCCCATTCACCAGCATACTTAATGTATGCACCTCCTGCCCCCTCTTCCTTAGCCACACGATCACGTGTAATGGTAACCATATGTGCCGCAATCCATTTTTCAATTTCAGTAAGTAAAGCATTCGACAAATTTTTCCCTGTTAAAGTTGCCGTTACAAACACGTTCGCACTTTCAACATACGCTGATAATATTGTGTCAGGAACTGTTGTATCATCAAGAATATTTTTTACGTCGAGGACAGTTGTACGTGCCATAATTTTTACCTCCTACCTTTATCCAGAAGTGGTTTTATTACTTCCGGTATATTTTTATTCCAATCTAACCCTAACCATTTTATTGTTTCATACATTTGTTCAAAATTACCTGTAACCATACGTTCAGGCCAGACTACACGGCAATTTAGACCTTGTTGAATCATTTCCACAAATTTAGTTTCATATTGACGCACCCACCACAACCAACCATCTGCTTCATTTTCTAAATTCAATAATTGCAAAGTATTAGCATCTTTAAATCTGCGCATATACCCTGTTTTTATGCAACTTTGTATAATATCACCGGTACGTCGTCGTACAATCAACCATTTTGCATTTGGGAAAGCATAATCCCAAACGTGCCAATATTTTGATAAAAAACTACCTTTCACCATCCACTGTTGGGATTTATCCCACCCTTCATTTTCGATTTGATTAACAATTAATTCATTCCAATTGGCGGGGATAGGTATTGATTTAGTTTCAGGGAATATATATTGTTGTGGTAATTCTTCGTAATGTAATGAATGAATTATCGTATTTTCCAACATATTATTACACAACCCTTTCCACACACCACACATATCGAGAATACGTGCAATGATGGTACTACCTGACCGTTCAACACCAGTAACTAAAATTGGATTATATGTTAATTTATCATTCATACTATTAACTCTAAATAGTGAAAGACACCATCACCTATTAATTTTTTCAACGTTTGCTTTTTTAATTCAAAGCTCATTTCACGCCCTTTCATTCTGTGTCCTGTACCAATACCAGCTCTACCGGGCAATCCTTTAATCCCAATTGACAAATTGTCTCCATTAAACAAGTTAATTTTACTATTTTGTAATTCTTTCCATAAACGAATATCAATAAATTTATCGGCATCATTTGTTAATATTCTCTTTAACATGGGTAGTTGACTGAAATGAATAGCAGTTTGAAATAAACTACTATGCGCTTTATTTGGAAATATTTTCATCGTTCCACTTCCTATGTTAAAGTAAACAGTATTTATTTGTCCTGCCGCAACGTGCCCTTTTAACTTGCTTATCATTGTATCTATATAATCAGGAGTATAATAATCATCATCTTCAATAATAAAAATGTACTCAATGTTATCATACTTTTCAATCACATTCACAGCTACAAGAAGATTTCTCTTTTGCGTGTTTTGACCATGTTCCCATTTTGGACGTGGGTAACAACGTATTATCTGCCAATTCTCTCTAAAATCAACAGGTATAAAATCAGTAGTAATGGGCACAGCATCATCCACCAAAACCCATAAAACTTCCCCTTTATAAGTTTGTTTACGCATCCATTCAGCAGCTAATTGAATCTGCTTTGGACGTGCTCCTGTTGGTGTTATTAATGCTATCATTTTACTTTTGGTTTTGCTTTTATTTCAGTGTTTTATTAGAACTTAATTCAATTGCTTCCTCTAACGTAATTTTAGGCAAAGTAGTGATTGCACTATTTGGGGACACATTGTATATTTGTACTCCTAATTTACCTGCATCACGTGCTATTTGTGTAAATCCAATTAAATGTTGATGAAAAGGAGATTTATTTTTTTTGGATTCTACAATATTACGTTTATATACACTGTGCCAATGTTGCTCATGTGTTTCATCATAGCGCATATCGAAACCAAGTAAAAAAATACGTTTTGCTCCTGTATGTACAGCAAGACTTATTGCCGCAGCCCCACTATTTTTATTCCAACTAACTGCACATGGATTTGACGAGATACCCCTTGGTTTTTTGGTATCACGGTCAACAATTTTAACCCAATCATCTATTTTCTCCTTTTGTGGTGCACAAGATACTTTTAACCCTTTCCAATTAGCAAGATATTGTTTATGTTGCCTAAAAAAACCAGTATCCCCAAAAAAAATCATATCAATCCAATCCCCTATACGATACGCTACGTTAATACCAATCACGTGCTTATCATGTAGGAATTTCATATATGGTGAATAAGAGGATTCAGGTAATTCACCAGAATGTACTTTGTCTATAATTTCTTTAGGTATTCCAAATAATTTAGGTACACTTGGTCCACCCCCTAAAATCCATACATCCCCACCTTGCCATATTTTAGGAACAAGCCATCCCATGATTATAACGATTCTAATAATTTTTTCGCATCGTCTATTCTCAATGATTTTTCATTAAGCACTTTACCATTAATGTCAACAATATCATACCAACCGCCACCCCTGTTATACAGGTTATACACAGGCTCTTCCTTTAGCCTTCTCGTGCGTACCACCGTAGGTGCAGGACTATCTTCCATAAGTACAAGATTTTTCAAAAATACGTCTGGAATATCATCCTGTGCAGCCCAAAATGTTTCCAATGGTTTGATAATTTTTCCTTTTAACCGAAAAGAACCACCACCAACTTTTTTCCAATGAAGTAATCCTTCTTTAGTTTCAGGATCACCAAATACAACTTCATTTTTCATTTTACAATTTATTTTTTTGATTAAAAATTAAAATCACTTGATTAGTGAAATATTTTAACTACGATTTTGAAGCTAAATGAACAATTCCACATCTTCCATTGCTATCGCTACGAATTTGCGGAACTTGAATTGTCAATACTTTATATTTGTTTACAAAACCAAATTCAGTATCAGCTTGCAAATTAGTCATTGCCATACCTTTAATCAAACGAATGGTGTCTGATTTCATTTCAACCAAAAGTACATTGTTTGCACTAAGTCTGTCAACAACAGTAATACCTGAAATTCCTGAAATTTTTAAAATTCTTTCACGAATTGTAGTACCCGGCGTTGTTGGGTCATAGTCTGAATCCAAAACAGTTTCATAGGCTGTGGGAATATATAATTTCCACGGACCCCAATGATAATCGTCAATACTTGCCTGTTTCATAGATAAAACATCAGCAATAATTTCAGCACCTGTTTTACTGGAATCATCCCAATTCACACTTAATACAATATCGTTCTTATCAGGGAAATTCACATAACTGTAAATTGTATTCCTACTTCTTGCATCAGTTTCACCATAACTATACGTGGTATCTGTGAAAAGCATATCTTCCAACTTTTCAGCAACCCTACGGGCAGCATTTTCAGCAGCATAAGTGTCCAAAGGATTACCTAAACTACGGCTGGCGGACAGTGCACGTGCATTGATTTCATAATCCGAATGAATTATCGGAATAGGTAAATAATTGTGTTGGAAAACAGTTCGTCCTCCTCTTGAACGAGTTACCCCATCCATGGTCATATCAGCCTCCATAGTATCACCTACGTCATGCCATTCAAACACAGTAGTACCCATAGCGTTATTGAGATTGTACACCAAATTATTGGCTTCCAAATCAGCAATACCTACTAATCTCTCACGAGCAACATTTATCACAGCCTCGTCCAGTGCTTTCCACTCATCCCTGCGTAATGTTGCAGCATTGATGTTTATTGGAACATTCTGATAACTGGTTATTTTTTTAGGGTCACCTCCTTTATATACTGAAATATACGCACCCCAATTTCCAGTTTTAGTATCTTGATAAAGAAACGGGCGTTTTGTTCCAAAGTCAGTCTTTCCGGTTGCACCGAAATAGTTGGCAATATCACTTTGTCCATTTCCCATCAAATCAACTCTTGCTTCACTCATTTTTATATCCTCCATACTTTAAATTACACGAATAACAATTCTCGAATTGACATCTGATGTGTCAACAGTTTCTAAAGCAACACCCACGATGATTTGAGGATATTCGGTATCACTATCTTCGGAATACTCTTGCAAATATCCATTACCATCACTGACAAGCCAAGTTCCCGGTGCTACTTCTTGTCCAGTTGCCAAAAGTGCGTAAACCTGATCCCCACGGTAAGGTATCCACACTTGTACTTTATCACCTGCTCCATAATCATCACTGATTGCTTTGCCTTGAAGCTCATCCTCTAAAGCAAACATAGGTAGCACCGCTTTCCCCTCGCCTGAATGAGCCTTAACTTTTCCGGTATTGTCAATTTCCACTAACATTCCCGGAGTAATTGTACCTGCGGCAGTTATTTCTTCAATAACATCCGAGTACTTTTTCACTTTAATTGTGTTGTAAGCCATAATTTGTTTCCTCCTATTAATTATTCAAATTCAACTCCCGGAGCTCCTAATGGCATCACAGATGGTTCAGTGTTTTGCACACTATGAGCACCCATAGCCACGTAGTTTCCCCCATTGTAGGCATCAGCATCACTTTTGTGTACTGACTTTTCTACCTTTTTCAAAACATTCGTATCCATCATTTCTAATTCCTCTTTCATCCAGACATCCTTTTCGGTATTATCCATGATAGATTTAATCAGATTATCTCTCTGCTCTTTAAGAACAGCCATACCTTCTGTGTACATACCTTTCAAATCTTCCGGCAAATGATTGATGTAATCTTCATTTTTTGCATTTGCTTGAATAATTTTCCACGCATCTTCAACAGTCGGTGTTTTAATTTCAGGCGTTTCTGTATTCACACGAACTCTTTTTGGTATCAATTTATCCAACTGATTTTCATCGAGTTCAAGTAACCAGTTACGGTCTGAATCATCAAAATGAGTAGCTGTATTTGCGATAAGCAAATCCACTTTCTCAGGACATTTTTCACACATAACTTTTTCCTCCTTATTAAATTTAACATCTATTTCATTGGAAGTATTAACACGCACACCACAACCATCCGTTATTGAACAAGCACCAACCTCCCCGGGCAAAAGAGCAAGGTGATCAGGTCTGTAATTTTTGGCTACGGCAATATAGTGTTCATTATTCCAATATCCTTCCTCTTCATCTTCATCATTAAATATACCTACACTTACTTCTATAATTTCTCCCTTTCTTACCTTATCAAGTGTTTCAGGTGAAACAGCAGTCAATCGCTGAACATCTAACCATGCTTCAGCTTTCAGTTTACCATCTTCTAAATGTGTGTTAAAGATAGTACCTACTGAATACTTTTCCAATACATTTGGAGAATTTGCCGAAATAAATTGATTATCCTCATTAATTGGGTGTGAAATAGTTACAGGTATCCCATTCCATGATGCTTCAATCCGACCAAGTTCATCAGGATTATGGTACACTGGCCCACGGCTTCCATTATGAACTCCCTCAACCATCATAACAACAGGAACTACAATATGCTCTTTTTTGTTCCACTCTATAACGGACGGAGTGTATGCAATCTGCAAATCAAAATTCACAATCACTTCCATATTACCCATAATTGCACCATTCGCCTGACGAATAGCATTAGCATCACAATCCTTTTCATTCCCACCATCCTTCAAACACTTCTCACGAACACTATTGGCAATGGCAACCCATTGTGCTTTCTGTTTGTCAGATAATCCTTTTTTGTGTTGGTCCACATCATCTATTGTCCAAGGCATTTTTGCCTCCTTTCTTTATTAAATACTGTATTTAACTATAATATTTTTGTTTCAACAAGTGCCAAAGTGGAACTAAAAAATCATACTCAATGCAAATAAAAATAAAGCACCCCAGCACAAGATTGTGAATGTGTCAAAACTGGTCCACTCCATGCGCCTGTCTTTTTTCGATGATTGATAATAGCAAAGTCTCATTTTCATTTTTTTCATTTTTTTATTCCACCCAATCTTTAACGAATTTCCAACTGATATTTCCCGGATTAACAAGCGAAGGTTCAACCCAAGTATGCGTAGTGTTGATAGCCTCCCATACCTGACCCTTATTATACACCTGATAACCTACTGAATATTTGTAATAGTCACCTGTTGCCCATTGCGGAGGCTTAACTTCAGGTGCTTCAGGGTCAGTAGGTGTAATATCTATCCAAAGATTCTGCCATTCCAAAGTTCCCGGCTCCCATGAATTAGCAGGGTGATTGCTTACATACTTTTTGCCGTTATGCTCAACAACTTCACCTAACTTGTATATATCATGTGCGCCCGTTAGCTGTACCCAT